GCCTTGCTGTTAATTTAATAGCATTCCATTTGTATTTTCTTAAATCTTTGTATTCTGGAAATAGTTCTTTAGCCTTGGGAAGAATATGATGAGTTTCAAAATAGGTGTTAAAAGATAAATCGTGATTCTTTGTTTTACAAGAATCTATAAACTTAATATAACGATTAAGATAATGTAAATTATGAGGTTTAGATTTTAAGATTTCAATAATTTGTTCATTCATAACAGTCTCCAAAATAAAATAAGGGTATAATTGCTTATACCCTTATTTATACTATTGGAAACTTACTATTTTTAATCTATTAAGTTTCACTCAATCGGCTCAAAGAAGATTCAGAATCTTCGCCTTTCTGTAGTAAACATTGCTGTTTGCAGACAGAGAAGTGAAAGGATTAGAGATCATACCATAACGGGTCTTGAAGCCAATGGCAGGTTGGAAGGTGTCAACGGAAGTTGCACGAACCATCTGTAGAGGAACGTATGGGCAATAGAACATACCAGCGTCATACGCATTGGCGCCCTTGTAACCTACGACATAGCCATCGGATCCAAGATATGGGTCGATGTAAACTTTGAAGCGTCCGACGGTACCAACCAAGGTAACACCGGTTTCGTCAACTTCAGGAAGACTGATTTGCGATTGTAGAGCAGGAGCATAGTTCAGAACGCCCGCCATGGCCAGAGCAGAAGCAACGTCGGCGGTGGTAACGATGAGGTTACCTTTTCCACGACGGGTTTCTTTAGCAATAGCGTTAGCATCGCGCTCGATAGCGAAGAGAAGACCCTTCACTCTCTCGAGGAACCAGCGACCATCGGCATCATTGGCAAGATCGAACGTACCAGGAGCGCCAGCGAACTGAGCACCAACCTTAGAGATAGCGTAGATTGTACGCACCACTTCGCGGTTGATTTCTGCGATAATTTCGGTGGACAGGATATTGCTGAGCTCGTTTTCAGCGTCAAGACCATGAATAGCGCGAAGGTCTTGTGCAAGTTCGAGCGAGTAATCGGCTCTCAATTGACGAGTCTTAGCGGTTACGCTGGTCTTCTCGATGGTCATCGACATGCTGCTCCAGGCATCAACTTCACCGTCAGCAGTGTCTTTTGGCTGACCAGTGGTGAATGTCACATCCCATGGATCGTCACCGGCATGCGCAGGAGGAGTCTTACCAGAATGAGTGGTTAGAGCTTCGTCGTGGAGAGCTTCGGCACCGTTCTTATCGGTGTAGCGCGAACGCATTGCGAACACGAGACCGGTAGGACCAGTCATTGGTTGAACGCCGCATACATCATAAGCGATCAGCTTAGGAGCAAGACGACGAACAAGGTTGATCAGAACTGGATCCCAGTTTTGAATATTGCCGGTTGTGGTTTGTGCTGCCTCAGCCAAGAACTTCTCTTGGTTCTCTAGGAGCTGAGCGGTAACTCTGGCGCGGTAGCCGTCGGTGATTTTAGCGACCTTCTCATTCTCTAAGAGAGGCTGCCATTTTTCTACTAATTGAGTAATCATTATTATTATCTCCTTTTTATCTTACAGTCTTTCAAGATATGCTTTCATCTTGTCGTTTGAGGCGCCTTCACTTATAACCGTCTTCGACTCCTTCTTCTCCTCAGCCACAGAAGCGGAAGACGCCGACTTATTGGCCACCTGCTTGAACTCTTCTGCCATCAAGGCTACACCCGATTCGTATTCTTCGAGGTTTTCAAAGTTGGCTTTTTCTACCAGCTTCTCCAATCTCTCTTTCTGAGTATCGGCCATGCCTTCTGTTATACGAGCGAACACGGCTTTACGGTTTTCGCCATCGACATAAGCAGAGTATTCGGCAATCTGACGCTTCAATGTTCTATGTTCTTCGAACAATTCGTTGAAGGCTTTCTTGCTTTCCTCTATCTGTTTTTCTAAACTCTGACTGGCTGGCTCTGGATCGAGTTGGAAGAAATTAGATTCGAAGGCTTCGCGGATGTTCCTAAGAACTTTTGCCATTCTTGCATATTCCGCAGCTTCGACCATCTGAGTCTTGTTGTCTCTGACAAATTTCTCGACAACGTACTCGCAATAGTCTTCGACCTTTTGAGTCATTTCTTCGACGACATATTCTGCATACGCATTAGCTTTATCCGTAACTTCTTGGATCTGCTCGTTGGCATAAGTTTCATATTCCGCCGCCTTTGCTACGAGTTCGGCTTTATCCGCTTCTGCTTTCTCTTGAATAGTCTTCGTTTCTTCATCAACTCTTTGAGCGACTGCTGCCTCGATGCTCGCCGTAAGTTTGGTAACAAACTCATCGGATATCTCCACATTAGGTAGTAGAGATGACAATGTTTCTTTAATATTCATGTTGTTAGTCACTCCTTTTTTCAAATGAGACTTTTGATCTCAAAATTTTCATAATTTGTCACTTTTAGCATTCCTTTTCATCATAAAAGGAGAAATCAATAACTTTATTTATGGTTTTTTATTTTTACTCATCGCTCATCATTTTTTTCTTGGCAGCACGAGCATTGGCTGCCTTTTCACGAGGAGTCATCATACCGCCTTCTCTAGGAGTTTTGAGCCCGCCTTCTCTAGGAGTTTTGAGCCCGCCTTCTCTAGGAGTTTTTAGTTCTTCTAGAAATTCGTTGAATGATAAAATCGTCATTTTAGTTTTCCTTATTTTGTGCAATTTGATTTAAGACGGTTTCGAACGCGACCAAAAGCTTCAACTCATCAACCTTCCCTTTGACGACCGAGCGATTGATTTCTTCTTTCGCCTTTTCGTAGATTTTGCCGTCACCAGCGAAAGCCCACTCGCGCCCCTCCATAACAGATTCTACCCAGCAATTTGGACCGCTGGGATCGGCGACGATATCTGCCGGAGTAACCAAATAGTAATCTTCGCAGACTATGTTGACTCCATTTTCTTCCTTAAGCGAGCCTAAACCACGAGAAGACACGCCAAACTTAATCCCTTCGTCCATTAGATTTTTTACAATCTTACCGAGTGGCGTGTCGATCACTTTTGCTTTACCTATCCAGTTGTTCCCTTCCCTGGTAAGCATAATAATCTTGTGGCTAACTCTATCCAAGTTAATCGTTGGATTGTCGGGGTGTCCCAACTCACCTAATCCTTGGTTATCCTCGATCTTTTCCTTGATATATCTAGTCGCTTCCCTCTCCATAATCTTACTTGGATACATACGACGATTATGGTTTTTGATTTCGGCTTGCAGGAATGGGCCGTTGATCCAATACTGTTTGATTCTATTTTCGTTTAGCATAGCCTCTTCGATAATGCAATCGAATAGTTCTGTGACGTTCCTTTCTATTAAGAGTTTCATATCGAAGTCCTCTTACTTTCCAGGATTCAGTTTCGCTTTGGCAGCCGATTTAGACATTAGGTTATGCTGTTTGATAAATGCTTTGGTTGCTGAAGCGTGCGTGGCCATGAGAGAACGCTTTCTTCCGCCCAATTTCTTAAGATGCGCTGCCATTCTCTTTCTCATCATCATCTTCTGCTGAGCCGTAAGTACCGTCTTGCAATCCGGTCCAGTTCTTCCAGGAGGGCAAACCTTATCGGTTTTAGCGACAGCCTTGTGCATTGCCTGATTCCAATGAGCGGTTTTGACAGTTAGGAACTCATGCAGAGCGACTTTATCGAAAATGGTAGAAAACTTGAGAGACTCTTTCTTAACTTCTTCTTCGGAGTCGTCCTCTTCCGAATCTTCTTCTTCGGAATCTTCTTCTTCGGAGTCGTCCTCTTCGGAATCTTCTTCTTCGGAGTCATCCTCTTCGGAATCTTCTTCTTCGGAGTCATCCATTTCTTCGGAATCTTCTTCGGCACATTTTTCATTCATTGATTTCTTTTTCTTCTTACCGCAGGCTTCTTCGACTTGATCCAGACTTTCGAAATAGGAGTCGATATCCTGAGGCAACGCAACATTTTCGATATCGAGATAGACGGTAACTTCGTAAACCGGCTTATTGCCTTGATATTCTAAGTCGGTCGCTCCGGTATCATTGTCGAGATCTGCTTTAGGTTCGCTGATTTCGTAATAATCGATACCGTCGATTTGATCGAGTTGCTCGGTGAAATTCTTGATGGCGTCGGCATCATTAAATTTGATGTCCATTACACCCATATCATAAACCATATCGTTTCCGCCGTATGATAGCGCGGAAGCGGATAGTTGAGATACTATTTGAGATTCGAAATCTTGTTCCATAAGCATTTCGGAGATGATACGGATCTTCTGAATATCCAAACTCTCAACTAGCTTGCTATTGATGAGTGACTGGAACGTGCTGGCATCACCCTTATCCAAGCATTCCGCCACTTTCGTTCTAAAACTGATTTTTCGTGCCATTGTAAAAGCTCCTTATTGATTGTACATTAAGCCGGTTCTTCATCAGGGGTCGGCTCTTCTGGTGGTTCTTCCGCATCTGCGTTATCTGTCGTTTCAGTCGGTGGCGCTGCTTCGGGAGGTGCGCCTTCTGCAGGAATCTCCGGTGCTAGAAGTTCTTTTTCCTTATCCGCTTCATCCATCAAACTCTGCGCTTCATCTTCTCCCATCCTCATAACATTCTTCATCACCCACATTCGATTAAAGTATTTACCTACGAATGGGTCGATAGCTCCTAATGATTCGAGTCTAGAGTTCAGAATTTCGGCTTCTTTCCATTGAACGAAGTTATTATCTTCATTGAAAACCCAAAACATGTATTTCTTGATATCTTCCCAATCGGAATCGACAATAATATTCTTCAAAATGAGTTGAGTTCTTAAAAGATCCTCAAAAACCAAGACAAATCGATTTCGTAATCTATCCAAGAACTTCTTAAAACGATATTCATCCCTGGAAATCTCTACAGAACGCCCGAATACGAATGATGCGGTTTCATCCTTAAATCGTCCTGCCGGTATATTCGAACTTTCGAGGAACTTCTTACGGAATAGATCCACATCATCTATCGTGCCAAGGTTGGTGGCTCCAGGTAAGGTTTGAATTTCCGTTCCCTTCCCATCATCTCGTCTAGGTAACCAGTAATCCTCAACCATAGACATCACATTTTTTCTATCGACAATGGTGCCGGTTCTCGCATCATATACCAGTTTGTTTTTAAACTTCGCCATCAATTCTTTGATATATTGCTCGGCTTTAGGCTTACTCAAGTTACCGACGCTGATATAAAATGCTCTTCTTTCCGGACTACGAACCACGCGATAAACCAATAAGGCTTCTTCCATCATACGCATATTGTTATAGGGAACAATCATCTTCCACAGATAACTTAAGGCGGCGCCCGTGTTGTAATCATAAATCCCCGAATCGGAATAGGCAATCGCGTCTTTGTTAATCACCATAAAACGAGAAAGTTTAGTGGTAGAAAATACATTCGCTATGTCTGAGAATACATAATAGGTTTTAATCTTGTTGAGATCGTAGATTCCATTCTGATCTGGCTGAGGGTATTCGACTACTTTTTTGATCTTTAGAGGATCGATATAAACTATCTTCTGAATACCGTCTTTCAATCTATCCTTGTTGACGATCTTATGTAAAAAGAGACGACCATCGATATACCATCTATCGAATAGTTCTAGACCCTTCTTTTGAAACTCAAGAAGATTATAAATTAAGTCGTACTCTACCTTGATTTTTTCCATCACCGATTTGCTAATCGGCGGTTTGTCGTCATCAGAATTGAATTCGATATCTACCGCCTTCTTTCCAAATTCATCGAAGACAAACACCTCATTTCTAATCTCGGTTAAAATCCTATCGACATCGCTAGTCAAAGCCAATGTTCGATAGGTTTTAATCAGCTCCACTTCATTCGTTGGAATCTGGAACATATCGAAGGATAACCCGACGATACCTCCTGCAGCAGATGCCAAAACTTCGTTGGCACCGTCTTCATGATCGATGTCGATAGATTCCAAAGAACCTTTCGGTTTTGGAGTTTTTAACTCCAAACCGAAGGTTCTGTATATCTCTTCAAAGAGTGTATTCATTTTATTTTGGTTGTCGCTAACTATTCCCCCGCCTCGGCAGCTCCACCATCTTGATCAGTTGCTCCTGAAATCCAGTAATTCACTGCAAATGTTACTTGGAATTCTTCAACCGTATTATTGCTATCATAAGCCAAAGCTATTTCACCGACGGATGTTGGAAAAATTCCTTTAATTTCATAAGTGGCTTTTTCAATTGGATTACCATTTCTATCAAGCTGTTTTACTCGAGCCCAGTTTTCATAATCTTTTTCATCTTCACCATCGGTAATGTTATTGAAGTTCTTTAACATATTGGAAGACCAACTTTCAAAATATTTTCTGAGTTTCCAATCTCTAGTATTATAAACCATTACCGACCAATCATCGAATGTTCTATCTCCAGGGACTTTAACTTCACGCCCCATATAAGCAACAACACAGGGGGAAAGAGTACTTGCTGGTATCGAAGATGATCTGCATAAAAAAGAAAACAATTCTTTAGGTGGAGCCCCTGCATGTTTTGGTGAGCTAAGAATAGATACTTCGTATCTATTTGGGCGAGCTCCGCCATCAAATTGACCGAGAAAAGATGACACATCTGCTTTAACTGCTCCCATTTCCTTCTCCTTTTTTTTGTATATTTCTCATTGTAAGTTTTACTTTATTTATAACTTACCATGAGTGATTATATAATGTTGTTATACCACACCAACTACTTCGGAGAACTCAACGCCAGTGCGAACGGCAACAAAGTTCAGCGTGATGAAGTTGATCGAACGAGCAGGCTTAATAAAAATGCTTGCTACAAATTCGGCTCTATCAATTACATCTGGAGTATTATTGCTTTCGTCGCAAATTACCTTGAAGTCGTAAATTCCGCGTTTTGCTCTTACCGTACGAAGATATGGTTCTACAGCACCTACAAATTGTGAACGAGTAAATGAATCATTAAACTCGAACAACTGGTACTTGGCGGATCTAGAAATGCTCTTTTCCAAAGTGATGAACAATCTACGAACGTTGATATAGCTGAATGCGCTATTCTTGGTTAGCAGAGTACGGTCACCGTATAGGAAAGTGCCTTCTCCGGTGAAGCTTACGACGCTATTGATATTGGCTTTATAGAGTTCGTCACGGCTGGCTTTGTTAGGATTGAATGCCAGGCTAACCAAGTTCTTGACCTTACCACGATTTAGACCTGCTGGCGACCACCAAGCATCGTAATCGGTTTCGGTTTGTGCGCAAAGACCAGCGATATCTGCATTCAACGGAATCCAACGATACTTGTCTGCGAAGACATCGTATTGTAGTTTCCATCCGGAGTCGGCAACGGCGAAACTGGTATTTCTGTTGATACCGTTCACCGCGTGAGTCACGAAGTTTCTCACATTGCGAGTCGCTGTCACTTGGTCTTGGTTCAAAACGTCTACCAGGTTAGGGCTGAAGAACACCATGCAATCACGACGGTATTCGCAGATGTTGTCGATAACATGGCGAATCACATCCTTGGAAGTGGCGATGCCACCGGCATTACCTACGAACAGAAGACTTACATCAACTTCTTCGGCGTTCTTGAATTGGTTCCAACCGTTGATCAGTTCGTTGGCTCCAGCTTTCTCACCGTCTAAACCACCAGATAGAGTTACATCATAAACCTGCTTCAGGCTGTAGAATGTGCGAGGAATACCGGTGGCGGATGCGTTAGTTTGAGCCCAGTTAGTTCCAGCGGAATCGCCTGCAGTCGTGGTTGCGGTCGCGGTTGCGCCAGATCCACCAGGAGTCACGGTTACTTTAGGATTACCGTAGTTGGTTCCACCATTATTGATTTGGTAGCCGATAACCTTACCTTCGTCGAGAGTGCCCACTTCGCCCAGAATTGCGCTTGCACTCGCGCCAGTTCCCTTAGGAGCGATAGCGACTGAAGGTGCGGATTCGTATCCATCACCAGCGGTAACGATTACAACGCCAGTCACCTTACCTGCGTTAGCGCCAGTGCCAATAGTGGCAGTAGCAGTTGCAGGAGTCGTTGGGTTGCCGCCAGAGAAGGTAACATTAGCGTTGCCATAGTCTGCGCCTTGTGCGGTTACAGTAACATGCTGAATGGTCTTACCAACCACGATGTTGAATGTTGCGCCAGTGCCGCCGGCAGGAGATACGGTAGAAGCGACGCCATTGGCGGAAGCGGCATAACCGGATCCGTGAGCAACGGTACCGGTCAAGATTTCACCGCCAGTATCTACGGTGGCTACGGTATAAGTTGCAGTTCCGCCGGTAATGGTGAGTACATTGCCAATGCTATAACCCGAACCTGCGTTAGCCAGTGTTACAGTCTTGGTTGTTCCAGTTGCGGAAAGAACTGCTGTTGCAGTTGCGCCGTTACCTTGATCGGTGATAGTCACGTTCGCCGAGTAGTAATTCTTACCGGTATCGGTTGCGATGATAGATGTGATTACACCGCTACCGTTCACGACTGCTGTTGCTTCTGCACCTTCACCCGAATCGGTGATAGTCACATAAACTGGATCGGAGTAACCGTTACCAGCATTTACCAAAGTGATTCCAGTAATCACGCCGAGGTTATTGATCGTGGCAACTGCGGATGCGCCTTGGCCATTTCCGGCAGAAGGATCTTCGGTTTCGGGATCGTAATCGGTGATTGTGATGATTGGCTTACCATAGTTGGTTCCACCGTTCACAACGGTGATTTCATCGATTGAGGAATCGATGTCTAGATCCAATGCACCTTTAATTGGGCTGAAGTACCAAACATATTGAGAGACCAGATTTAGAACGTTTCCGTAGAAGTTTGGCTCGTTATCGATACCTTTGCTGTCGAGAGCCTTACTGAGGAAAGCATACTTCTCGAGAATAGCCCCCGGTACACCGGTGAACTTGCCTTTGGCGTCGACGATAACGATATGAACTTCGTCGTTAGCGGCACCTAGGTTAGCGGCGTATGCGCTGGTTCCCGGACGAACATAATCGAATTCGTCTTTATATTCCCAATTATCGAAGGTATTAGAGTCAGCCATCGAGATACGGATGGAGTCTCCCAAAACACCCGGGCAACGAGCAACGAATAGGTCGGTGGTTGTCCCTTGTTCTGCAGCGACTAGGACTTGATATTGCTGTTGGTTCTTAACCAATCTCCCGGATCCATCGACGGAGGAGTTAAGAGCGGTAGAATCGTCGACAACGCGGACGAGTCTTAGGTTATCATTGTAGGCGAGGAAATTGGATGCACTGAACCAATCGACATAATTGTCATCGTTCGGTTTTCCAAAAATCTTAGCCAGAGTATTTGAATCATTGATTAAAACTGTTTCGTCAACCGGTCCCCAGACGAATTGACCTACGAAAGCACCACCCGAAGTACCAGTTGTTGGTACAAAGTTGGTTAAGTCAATTTCTCTAATCTGGACTCCAGGGCTTAATTGTTTAGCATAAGGCATGGTAATCCCTCCTTGTTATTGTATTTTCTAAATTCAATTTCACTAAAATTTAGGCGGTTTTGTTCATTACTATTATCTGTTTTATTTATATTTTAAAAAGTTTGCATTACCACAAAGTTATGCTAATAACATCTCATATTCTTCAGTTCCGTCCGAAAAGAAACCAAAAGCTGCCATTCTTTGGTCCTCATTCTTTTCATTGATCTCTCTCATGATATCAAAGATACCGGGTTTAGATAGATTCTCAAAGAAAGATTGTATTGAAAGCCAACCGAAATGAACTAATGTCATAGCGATATCGTCGGTCTTTCCTTTTTCAGCTTCATAAGATGTCCTGGTTTTAACGAACCACGACATTTCCTGAATGGTATTCCAATCGTTTAGAATTAACGCGCCCTCTTCCAAAAGAGTTTTCAGTGCCGAACACCCCATCACTTTCGTTTTCTTATCCATTCTAACACCCAGTCCATGAGTAGTGTACTCAGCAAATTTTTCTTCGCCTTTGAATATCTTGGATGAAATCGTGTTTTCATAATCGTATTCGAAGAAAAGAGTATCTGCTACTATCTTCCCGACAGAGTTGTTCTCTACCTGGATATAGGCTTGATTGTATTTTGTGGCGATGTCGATAAGAATCGGAGTGAAAAGCCACGGGCTCAAATCATTTCTTCTATAGACATAAACCTGTCGATAAGGTTTTTCGGTGATATCGATGATGTTGATAATCGAATAGTCTCGACCGGCACCTTCTCCAACATCCACGAAGCAGACATAGGTGTTACCTTCTTTAGGTTTCTCATAAAGATTACTGTAATCATCGGAATAGATGGGGTCTATGAACGATAATCTTTCCAAACATTCTCCCGATATCAGCGTATTGCTGGATCCCAAGAACTCGCAGTTGTGAGAAACAATGCCGTTTGTAAAATAGCAATGAATATCAGGGATATCTAGAACATCATAAACTAAAACAGGATGCGATTCTTCTTTTGAAATAACAGAAATTTTTTGGAATGTATTTTTAGTTTTAACTTTGTCACCAATAGATAATGCTGATAACTCAACAAATCCTTTATCTGTTTCCACCAAATGATCTGGAGTTCCTGAAAGATCAAAATCATTGGTTTTAATTTGAATGATTTCATTGCTGGTCTTTTGTAAAATGCCGTTAAAAGGTTTAAACCCATCAGGAGTTAGAATTTCGTAAGCGTTCTTCATGTTTTTTCTGCTCTCTTAAAATAGCACTATTTTTCATCTTTTCTCTTGTTTTTTCTGAATGCTTTTTGCCGCAACATTCCTAAACTTGGTTTGGCAAATTTCCAATTTTGATTACCTTTCATTCTTTCACTAATTGCCTTTTTTTCTTTTTCAGTTCTTTTATACCCTTTAGCAGGATTAACTAATTTTATACGAATAGATGATTGTTGTCGTGCATATTCGCTTTTATTATCTTTTGAATTAAAGTGTCTGCCAAAATGCCAACCTATAGGCAAAGATTCATTTTTATATATTGTTTTTTCTTCATGATCATCTGTTATCCAAACTTTTCCGATACATGGTAGAACGGTTTCCCTTTTTTGCCTCACTCATCTTTTTTCGAGTTTCCTCTGAATGATGACATCCGAAATTTGACGGCCCTTGTCGATCGGTTTTATTTAACCATTGTTTGTTTTTAACGACTTTTATTCTTCGAAGAACTTTTACTTCCCATTTTCGGGTCTCCTTTTCAGTGGTAAATGTCTTTCTTATTTCTATAACATCCGGTTCACCATAGAGCCATCTTTGAATGTCTACATGAACTGATGAAGTGAAATACTTGGTCCATAAATCATCGGGATGACAACCTTGTTTGTATCGAGCACCATAGTACCAAGTGTCGAGCCAAGACCAACCGAATAAGATAGGTAAAAGGGGTATAAATAGAATTAGGCATGATAGCCTCCGCAACAGGTTATTGTGATTAGAAGCCTGAATCTACTGATAATAGATTCAGGCTTCGTTGTTTAATCGTGAATGTAATTCCTCTATACTTATGTTTTCAATAATTCCTGTTTTTTTATTTTTAATAGTAACAATGGTGCTTCCTACGCAACAGGAATGCTCTTGTCGGAACTGCTTCTCCGAAGTATTGCGTATCGTCTCTCTTTTCCAAGCCTCATCCCTATGCGGGTGGCGATCCCAGATATACTTGATAGCCTTAAATTCATTCTTACGATTAACTGCATCCGTATAAAGTTTATAGAACAGATTCATTCCATTGGGAGTAGATGTGATGATGATTTTGGTTTGAGTTCCCGAGGTGATAACCGGATAAGTGGAAGTGAAGAACTCGACATCGTTTTGAACAAAGGCGAATTCATCTAAATAGACGCACTGATGTGACAGTAACCCATTTGCTATATAGTTATGAGTCTCTTCTACTTCTACAGGATCGAAAACATCAACTGGGTGTGAGTTTTTGCATTTATAGATTAACCTAACAGCACCACTAATCGAAGTGAAATAGTCACCAATCACTGCATCTTTTGCTTCGATATATCCTCTTTCAGAATGTATCTTATGATCTGATGAAACGATTAAAAAGGTTTCATCTTCAAAGTAGAGTTCTATCGTAGATGATATGGTAGAAACTCTTACGCCATCAAATTCTCGAAATACTCCACCTTCTGAAAGAATTCTCATTTCTTTCTCCTTCCGTTATTTTCGCTCATCTTTCTTCGTGTTTCTTCAGATCGTTTGATACCAGTCCCTCTAATCCATTCTTCGCCTAAGTTAAACTCTTTCGATACTCTTTTAATTTCTCCGGTATCTTTATGATGAACATAGATCATTCCTTTTCCAAAGGATACGGTTCCATTCTTTTCAATAAATTCTTTCTTTGATTGTGATTGTCTTTGTCGCGTTTCTTCGGATCTTTTCATTCCACGATGTTTCTCTGCTGTCTTTCGAATCTTTTCAGGATTCTTATTTATCTTGTTAGTATGTTCTTCAGTTCTTTGATGTAACTTTAATGCTTCGGAAACTTTTGAATAGTGACCTGATTCATATCGCTGTTTCATAATCTGTTCTTTATTGGCTTCCCACCAATCTTTCTTGGTGTCAGACATTCTTTCTCTTTCTTCTTGAGACCAGTCTTTCTTTTGAATGTTTTGTAAAAATGCTAACCTTCCTTCTTCATACAACCTTGATGATATTCTAACCCCTCTGGTGTTACTCATCATAAAAAGAGCCACTGCCATTTTTGCTCGTTGCTCTCCTTCATACATTCTAACGAGCAATTTATGAGCAACAAAGTGTTCTCTTAAAGTTAGAAGAACTAAATTATCTTTTTGATTTGATCCTCCTAACGAACGTGGTTCGATATGGTGGCTCTCGAACACACCTTCATCTTTATATCGTTCTTCAGATAAAGCCTTTTTAATCAACTTTTCATAAGTATTTTGATATTTGTTAGACGGTTTCTTTGGTTCCGGTACATCTGTTCTATCCCTTAAATCAAATTTATTTAATTGAAATTTATCATTTAGTAATTCGCATATCTGTATCTTTTCTATCTCACCGTCATCCTTCTCGATAACTATCTCGGTATCGCCGACTACGCAGTTGATAGAGAAACCACGAATACTAGAATTAGTCGTCGGACCAGCAAAGATTTTGGATCCGTTGGAGAATTCGACGCTTCCTTTGTTCCATTCAACCACTCCTGGTTTTAACCACCACGGTAGAAGTTCGTACATCATCTTCAATCGCCCCAATATCTCTCTACTCTTAGCTGCATTATTAGCTAGAATAGCGATGAAGTAGTCGTTGTTAAAGATGGCTTGGTATAGAAGAAAAGCGCAGACAGTGATAGTTTTTCCCATCTGTCTGGACAAGGTGGCGATAGTGAAACGATTTCTTTGGAATTCGTATATCATCTCTTCTTGAAAGTCGTAAAGATCGAATAGAACCTTACCTTTATCGAGAGAGATGATATAGACATAGTTGGCTAAGAAGTATTTGATATCCTGATAGCATTTGACAATCTCATTAACCTGCTCAGGTGTGAATTCTATCTGAACACCCTTCTTTTTAAGTTCGGTATTGCCCTTATAATGAATTTTTTCAGGAATCATAAGTCTTTCTACCATTTCTATTTTGCCAATAAATTTGTTTTAATTCGCTCATTTTCTTCTTTGTATCTTCGGAATGGGGGATGCCGTTTGGTAGGAGAAATCCTTCCGTTTATTCGAATCGCTTATTTTTCTTTTGGTTTCTTCAGATGTCGAATGTCCGTCTTTTTGCCTCACT